AAGGGCTGAAGAACGCAGGTGAAATTGTCCTTGTCCGGCATCCGCTGATTTCCGCCTGCGTTCTGCTTGGTAAGCGTGGGCGAGATCTGTCCACCGTCCCAGCCGCAAGGCTCGAACAGCGTCTGGTCGTTGTTGCAGGACAGAGTCGCGGATTTATTCTCCTGAATGAGCGCACCCTTGCCGCCGCCTTCGCAACCGGAGCGTATTTTCATGACAAGCGGTACATTGTTGCCGCCTGTACCCATGCGGGTGGTCAGCGTCTGCACATTCCCGTCCTGGGAAAGTTTGACTCTGCTGTCGGTCGGATGGTTTTCCAGTGAGACCGCCGCAGGAACGACCCCAGCACGGAGCGTGGGAGAGCATTCTTCTTCATAGCCGATGGTGTGGCTCTTTGCGGAATGCTCGGTGCAAAATCCTGCCGACTCCATCACGCAGGGCGGATGCCCGTGATTTTCTGCTCGGAGCGTAGCTGCGACATCCTCCGAAACATTCATGCGGTCGCCGCCCTGGTCGTTCAGCACGATGCCGTTGCGACCTGTTGAGACTCCGCAGTTTACACCGAGTGTGGAAGAAACCTCCTCGGTCAGACTGCCGTTGTATCCGTCATAGCCTGTCGCTCCAGCGCAAGGCGTAAAACTTCCGGCAGCTCTTTGCCACGAGCGGAAGCCCTCCGCAGAATACCCAGACAGGCCTTCTGACTCAAATAATATTTTTCCGGCACTTCCGCCTGCAAGATCTGCGACAAGGTAGATGCGGCGTCTTCGCTGGGGAACTCCCCAGTATTGTGCGTCAAGAGTTCGGTACGCAACGCTCCATCCATCTCCCATGTATAAGTCGGCGTAGGACCATCGTGCCTTTTCAGGCATAGGCACCTCGGCATTCGGCTCGGCGATGCCGATGACCGCTTCGAGGACGGCTTTGAAGTCCTCGCCCTTGTTCGAGGAGAAGGCGCCGGGAACATTCTCCCAACAGATCCATCTTGGATATTTGCCATCGGTGGCACACCTCATTTCTTTGATGATTCGGACGGCTTCATAGAAAAGGCTGGAACGGGAACCGTCCAGACCATCCCTTCGACCTGCCACGCTCATGTCCTGGCACGGGCTGCCGAAGGTGATAATATCCACAGGCTCAATCTTGCCGCCGTCCATAGCGGAGATGTTCCCGTAGTGCTTCATAAAAGGCAGGCGCTTGGTGGTCACTCGAATGGGAAACGGCTCAATTTCCGATGCCCAGACGGGAGTGATACCGGCAAGCAGTCCGCCCAACGGAAAACCCCCGGAGCCGTCAAAGAGGCTTCCGAGGGTCAAAGTCTTATTCTTCATGTGTTTTCACCTCGCAATCGGTCTTTCAGGGCAGAGTAAAACGCTTTGCTTTTCAGAGGCTTTCCGGCGTTCTGCCATTTCTCTTCAAAGTCAAAGCGTTTCTCCAGTTCTTCCACCGAGTAGTCTGCGCGGAACTTTCGCCATGTCATACCGTCCCATGTTTTCAGCTGTTCCCACAGTTCAGGAAAGTGCCGGTACAGCTTTCGCAGCTCCGAAAGCGACTGCAATGGGCAGCACCAGCAGGACACCCTGCAGAATATTTCATACAGCCCATCCCAATCAAAGCCGTGGTCATAACAATACCGAAGGCATTCCGCTTCGGTGATGTTCCAGTCCACAAGCGGATGCCGGTGGTTTGGATTTTGATTATTCTTCCGTTCCAGGCGGTATCCCTCATCTGCGGCAAGCCCCACATACTCGATTACGGTGTAGGTCTCCCTCAGCTTTCGCAGATACCGTTCCCTCGGCTCGTTTTTCAGCCGTTCCGTACACCAGCGCATTTTTGGCCCCGCCCAGCCGTAGCCGAGGTGGTCTGCACCGTACTTTTCAGCGAAAGTGGTGCTGCGCTTGCGGCGAATGGGATGCTGACAGAAATAATACTCAAAGGAGTGCGGTGCTTGGATGCGTATAATGGGTCTTCCGATATACTGCTCGACTTTATCCAGATGCGCATACAGTCCCGGAAATTCCAAGCCGGTATCGCAGAAGAGAATATCATCGACCGGCATTCCTTTTTCCAGCATCATAAGCAGCATGGCGGTGGAGTCCTTGCCGCCTGAAAGAGAAACAACATGGTATTCCGGCTTATTCTGCTCCATAACACACCTCGTTGAACTTGTATTCTTTCCCATCCCGCAGAACGCTGACCTTTTCATCCGAGCCGACCTGCTCGATGTATCTGCGGACAATGACGTCGCAGAACTTCTCATCCAGTTCGATGGTATAGCAGATGCGGTCGGTCTGCTCACAGGCAATGAGTGTGGAGCCGGAACCGCCGAAGGGGTCGAGCACCACGGAGTTTGCCATAGAGCTGTTCTGAATGGGATAGGCAAGCAGCGGAATCGGCTTCATGGTAGGATGGTCGCCGTTTTTCTTGGGCTTGTCGAACTCCCAGATGGTGGACTCTTTGCGCCCGGTGTACCACTGGTGCTTGCCTTTCTTCTTCCAGCCGTAGAGGCACGGCTCGTGCTGCCACTGGTACGGGGAGCGTCCCAGCACCAGCGACTGCTTCTTCCAGATACAGCAGCCGGAGAGATAGAACCCAGCAGCGTCAAAAGCCTTTCGGAAGTTCAGCCCCTCGGTGTCGGCGTGGAACACATAGATGGAAGCATCGTCCGCCATGACCCTCTCCATATTGGAAAAGGCATCGAAGAGGAAGTCGAAAAACTTCTCCGATGCCATGTTGTCGTTTTTGATTTTCCCGGCGCTGCCCTCGTAGTTCACATTGTAGGGCGGGTCGGTGATGACGAGGTTTGCTTTCCGGCCGTCCATGAGGGCGGCGTAGGTTTCCTCCTTGGTACTGTCACCGCAGATGAGTCGGTGCCGTCCCAGTGTCCAGATATCGCCGGACTTCGTGAAGGTCGGCTTTTGCAGCTCGGCATCCATATCGAAATCGTCCTCTTTGGCTTCAATGCCGTCGTCAAACAGCTTCGACAGCTCCTTTTCGTCAAAGCCGGTGAGGAGCGGGTCAAAGTCTGCCGCCTGCAGGGACTCAATCTCCACACGCAGAAGTTCTTCGTCCCAACCGGCATCCATCGCCATGCGGTTGTCGGCAATAATATAGGCTTTCTTCTGCGCTTCGGTGAGATGGTCGGCAAAGACACACGGCACCTCAGAGATGCCTTCCTCCTTGGCGGCAAGAATACGACCGTGACCGGCAATAACGCCATAGTCACGGTCGATGATGACAGGATTGATAAAACCGAACTCACGGAGCGAGGAGCGGAGCTTATTGATCTGCTCCGGGCTGTGGGTCCGGGCGTTGTTGACATACGGTACCAGCTTCGTGATGGGGACGAGTTTCATTTCGGTCGTTGTTTTCATCAGACCAGCCCCCATTCCGCAAACTTCTCGAAGCCGCCGACCGAGTGGATGTAGTTTCGGGCGATCTCCACGATTTCGGCATAGGGTCTGCCGTCCACGGCATTGTCCCCAATAGCGCAGCAGAGTGTCACGGGCTTGCCGGTTTCCTGGGCTTTGAGGAAAGCGTAGATATTCACGGACACATCCGCCTTGGACAGATCCTTGCCGTGCAGACCGCCGCCTGTCACCGAGTCGGCCATATCCGAACCGAGCTTGCGGTTGGCAGCGCCGGTGTCCACATCGGTGCCGCCCGTCCAGTCACCGAGCGGGTTGATCTCCGCAACGGGATACAGCTTTCGGAGTGCATCCGAAGGCGCATTGCTCTGGCAGAGGATGAGCCGGTCGCTGTCCAGAATGTACTTCCCGTCATAGGGACACACAGAGAAAATGTCCCGTGCGATCTGCGACAGCTCTTTCTGCTCCTCGGTCACGGGCATTCCTTTGAAGATGCCGTTATCGCCGCAGCGGACGCCGTCTGCCTGGTTGTCGGCGAGGTGACCGTCCTGCGGCACTTCTACATAGTCCACGATGAGGTTTCCGGCGATGCGATGAACGGCGGCTGTGACATCTGCCTTGTCCAGCGTAACGGAGGTTTCCGCAATGATGTGGCACACGCCGTGACCGATGAGCACTTCCACGGCGATGCGGGGTGTCGCTTCTTTTCTGTATGCCAGGTCGACAAGCGCACCGGCAATTCTGTCCGCCACCTTATCTGGGTGGCAGGGATTTACTTTTTCAAACATGGTGTTACCCCTTTCTCGCACGGAGCAGGCGTTCCATAAGGTCGTCCTGCGGCGTTGACTCGCCGTATTCCGTGCTGCAGTTTTCTTTCACGATCTGGAAAATCTCATTCCAGAGCCGAACCGCCTGGTTCATGTAGTTGATGCCGATGTTGATAAACGGAGACGGGATCGGCTTTCCTGTGGTGGGGTGCTTGGAGAGGAAACCCATGCGGTTGGTCATTTCCTCGCACTGCACCCAACGGGCGGAACACATGGCGTAGCGCTCCAAAAGCTGCGGCGACACCTTTGCGGCGCAGCCGATACCTTTGAGCCATTGCCAGGTTTCTGTGTAGATCTCCTGTGCCTGCAGGACGCTGCCGTCCCGCTGCTCGGCAGAAAGAAAATCGTGGGGCTTCGGCATAGCAACACCCTCGACTTCGGGAATATCCAGCACTTCAAGTTTTCTGCCGCCGGGATTACCGTTTTCGGCTTTGTCCTTGACTGCGGATTTCTTCCTTCCCGCACCGGGTCTTGCACCGCCGCGCCCGCCTGTGTTATTCGATTTTGTGGGCATCCGAGTTCACCTCCCTTAATTACCCTTTTGATTTTGCCTTTTTCGCACACGTGACCCCGGGCCGTTGCCCGACCTTAAAGATCCCGGAGATTTTCATCCCCCTACCGGTCGCCGAGGTCGTGGTGGATCTTGGTGTGGCAGGACTGACAAAGGCTCATCAGGTTGTCCCTTGCGTGAGTACCGCCTTTGGAAACGGGCAGAATGTGGTGAACTTCCTGTACCGGAGTCAGCCGACCTTCTTTGAGGCACATCTCACAGAGAGGATGCTCTGCCGCATAGCGGTCACGGATGCGTTTCCACGCTCTGCCGTACTTGCGGTTAACATCGGAGCTGCGCTCGTATTTGTCGTACTTGCGGCGTTCCTCCACACGGTGCTGTTCACAAAACTGTCCTTCACAAAGATTGGGGCAGCCGGGATGAGAGCAGGGTCGCAACGGTTTCTTCGGCATCGTTTCACCTCCTTCGGGCATAAGAAAAGCCCCACGGGATTGCTCCCATGAGGCTGTCCTCGATTCTTTTTCGCTGATTATATCATATCATAATGTCGAGGTGGGCATCTACCGACAAAGGCGGGTATTTCCGGCGCCTTTCAGATCCGAATCGGGTCATCGGGTACAACTACCGCCGAAAGCGCCGCCTTGTGCCATCTGCGGATGGTGCTTTCGTCTGCGTTCAGTTCTCCGCCAATCTGCTCCCAGGTCATGTTGTGGATGTAGCGGTAGCGGAGAACCATGCGCTCGTTGACATTGGCAACGGTGTCCACAGTCGTGCGGATCTGCCGTTTCAAGTCAACGAGGGTGTCAATCTCACTGTTGACCACTTTTTCAAGATCCATGATCTTTTCCAGGCACCGCACGAATGGAGCATCCGTGTTGCGAGAGGTCTGCACTTTCTCCTCCCAGGACGGAGAGGAGATACCGCAGGCCATTTCCCGCAAGCGGGTGATCTCCGCAATGTTGGAATCGATACGCTGGTCGAGGCGGTATGCCTGACTGAGATATTCCTTTGCCGTCATACGCCGTACACCTCCCGGTGTAGTTTTTCGATCAGCACCTCACCGTCCAGAGAAGTTAGCGTCTGAAACCAGCCGGAGCGGAAGAACCGCTCACAATCCTTTCTGACGGATTCGGCATCTTTGTCCCATGGGTATTTCTTCAAACGGCGCAGCGCACGGCGATGGTCTTTCGCTGCCGCCAGAATAATAGCGTTTGCGAGGTTCGTATAACAGGTTTCCATTCTTATCCCTCCAAGTTGGCCTTGACCGCATCGATAAGTGCGGTCTGGGTCTTTTCTTTTTTACGGAGCGCAGTCATGATGCGCTCGTCGATGGTGTCTTTTGCAATGATGTGGTGAATGACCACGGTATCGGCGGTCTGACCCTGCCGCCACAGGCGGGCGTTGGTCTGCTGGTAGAGCTCCAGCGACCAGGTCAGTCCGAACCACACGAGAGTGGAGCCGCCTGTCTGCAGGTTCAGCCCATGACCGGCTGACGCCGGATGGATGAGTGCTACAGGAAGCTCACCGCTGTTCCATCTGCGGATGCTGTCGGAATCGTCCAGCAGGCTGAATGGGATGTGCCGTTTGTGCAGCCGTTCGGAGATGCGTTCCAGGTCGTGCTTGAACCAGTACGCCACAAGGACGGGTTTCCCATTTGCGGCTTCGATGAGATCCTCCAGCATATCCAGCTTGCGATCGTGTATCTGAAACACACGCTTGTCCTCTCCGTAGACTGCTCCGTTTGCCATCTGGGAGAGCTTATTCGCAAGTGCTGCGGCGTTCCCGGCATCGATTTCTTCGCCTTTCAGCGAGATAACCAGGTCTTGTTTCATGGCATCGTAGGCTTTGCGCTCTGTTTCGGATAGCGTCACAATGGCGTCATTATGAACGCACTCCGGCATATCCAAATGGTCGACGGCTTTCATGGAGATGGTGATGTCGGAGATGGCATCGTAGATCTGTTCCTCCGCACCGGGCAGCGGCTTGTAGCTGAACACCACCTGTCCGTTGCGCTTGTCCGGACGGAAGAAGGTGTTGCGGTAATGGGTGATGAACCGACCGAGCCGCTTGCCCATATCGAGGATGCGAAACTCCGCCCAGAGATCCATAAGACCGTTGCTGCCTGGCGTGCCGGTCAGGCCCACGATGCGCTTGATGCCGGGACGGACTTTCAGAAGAGTTCTGAACCGCTTTGCCTGATAGCTCTTGAAGGAGGACAGCTCATCGATGACCACCATGTCGTAGTCGAAAGGGATTCCGCTCTCCTCAATGAGCCACTGGACATTCTCCCGGTTGATGATGTACACGCTGACCCGTTGCCGGAGTGCCGCCTTGCGCTCTGCTTCTGTACCGACAGCCACCGAGTAGGTCAGCCCATGCAGATGATCCCACTTGTGGATTTCCGCAGGCCATGTATCTCTGGCGACACGCAGCGGAGCGATGACCAGTACCTTGCGAACCAGAAAACTGTCGAGGCAGAGGTCGAAGATGGCGGAAAGCGTGATGATGCTCTTACCAAGACCCATGTCGAGGAATACAGCGGAGATTGGATGCTCCAGGATGAAGTTCGTGGCATACGCCTGGTAGTCATGCGCCTTGTATTTCACTGAGTGTCCCTCCAATCTGTTCGGGGCTATCGATGCAGTACACCGAAAAGCCGAGTGCTTCTAACTGCCTTTTTCGCCTTACTTGCAGAGGGCGGAGTGTTTTGCCCGGTGCTTTCAACTCAATGAAGGCAATTCTGCCGCCGGGCAGGAGTACCAGACGGTCCGGTACTCCATCAAGGCCGGGGCTTGTAAACTTCGGTGCAAGACCGCCTTTTGTGCGTACAGCCTGCACCAGCTTTGCTTCTATCGTTTTCTCACGCATAATGACCTCCAGTGTTCTCAAAACCCGAAAAGTCCTTTACGTGCGCAAATGCGGGTATTGCGTGCTTGTTGCTCTTTATTCCTTCTTCTTTCGATATATAAGAAAGGTTAGGAACACAGGAACAAGACCGCCTGTTTTCTTTGGTACTTATGGGGCCGCCGCCGTTCCCATGAGGTGTTCCCATAAATGTGCCGAGCGGATATGCTTCTCCCCGGAACCTGTTCCGAAGGATGTCGGGTACAGTCATTTTCATTAGGAACACTCCTTGGGAACAAAGACATACTGCGGACCGTAAAGCGGGATACGCACCTTGCTGTCCAGCCGCTTCCAACCCAGGCGGGCAAGGATGGCGGTCAGCTCGTTGCTGTCCGTTCTGCGGATATTGGCACGTTCCTTGCCGAAGCACTCGCACCAGATCTCCATGTTGGACACCTGGGTGCGCTTGACTGTACCGTGCTTTTGGGTATCGCCGAAGTCGCTGCCTGTGAGGAAGTTGCGGCGCTCGAAGATGTCCATGCCGTTCCAATCCTCCGGGAGCAGCGTGTCGAGATACAGCCGGACAAGCCCTTCACGCTCGTCGGACTCCATCGCCTCCCGCTGTTCAGCCTTGGACAGTGCTTCCAACTCGGCACTCAGATAGAGCTTCTCGCCCTGCTTCACATACACCAGCGTTTCCGCCCAGATCTGGCAGATGAGCTCCGGGGTCAGATCCCAGGAGTGCTTGATGCCCGTGCCGGGCGTCTTGACCGGCCAGAAACGGCGGTTTCCGGTGGTGTCCCGCAGATAGCCGGACTCGGCGTTGGTTGTGCCGAAGAACACGCACTGGCGCAGATGCGGCGTCGCCCGTTTGCCGAATGCCGCACGGTAAATGTCGTTCTGACGGGAGAGGAAGGAACGCAGCGTTTCCACCTCGGCCTTCTTTAGACCTGCCAGTTCGCCGATCTCCAAGATCCAGTACCCCTGCAGCTTCTCGGCAGCGGTCTTATCCTTGGTGTCGCCCAGGTTCAAACTGTCCGAAAACCACTCTCCGGCCAGCTTGGCAATAAGGGTACTTTTGCCCACACCCTGAGGACCGTTCAGCACCAGCATGGAGTCAAATTTGCAGCCGGGATACAGCACACGCTTGATGGCAGCGCAGAGGGTCTTCCGGGTGACAGCTCGGACATACTCGTTATCGTCTGCACCGAGGTAGTCGATGAGCAGCGTGTCCACACGGGGAACCTTGTCCCACTCCGGCAGATTTTCAATGAACTCCCGAATGGGATGGTAGGAGCGGTCGTCCGTGACCTTCGCCACGGCAATGTCATAGTTTCTTGCAGAAAAGGTGCCGTAGTGGGAATCCACATAGCTGATAAGCTGGGCATCATCCGCATCCCGCCAGAATTTCGAGGGGTGCCGCCAAGGCACATCGCCCTTGATCTCCATGCCGTCCAGAAGCTGATTGAACACCAGCGGTTTCAGAAGCGGGTCGTTCATGAGGATCACGGTGAGGTTCTGCAGCGTGTTTTTTACCTTGCCGGCCTTGTCCAGCTCCAAGGCTTTCTGCCAGTCCTCGTCGGAGAACTCCTCGTTTGCCCGGGCTTTGCGCTCCTCGGCAAACACCGCTTTGACTTTCTCGTCCTTAAGGGCAAAATCCGACATTGCCTGGAAAGACGGTAGCTTGCCGGGTGCGGTATCTGGTGCGCACTTATCGTCCAGGTCACGGAAGCGGTGCAGTCGCACCAGGTCAAAAGCATTCAGCAGCCGACCGCAGACCGGGTCGGTGGCATGGTGGCTGTATGCGAACTTGCCGTCGTAGACGATGACACCGGCAGAGGAATCGGCGGGGATATAGTCGTAGCGACCGTTCATCGCAGACGGCGCATATACATCCGAGAGGAAGGTGTCGATGGCTTCCTCCACAGTATAGGCTCGGCAAAAAGCACCCACCACACCCGGCTTTGTCAGTGGGTCGGCCTGCTGAGCAATGCTGTGCTGTACCACCTCGGACTGGCGGCTGGATACCGGCCAGGTGGAGGCGTCGTGCCAATCATCATAACGGGAAAGGTACTCATCCGGGTCAAGCTCTGCGCCGTCCTGCACCTTGTAGAAAAACTCACCGTTGGCAGAGGTGGAAGGCCAGTACATGAGCCGGGATGCCTCGTAAGTGGTATCGTCAAAAAGGTCGATACCGATCTCCTTTGCCACCATGCGGGCGACTGCCGGATATTCCTCCTCACTGATTTCCCGTTTCAGCGGAATGAGCAGACGAAGGCGGGGATGCTCCGGTGTGTGTTTGTGGGTGGAATAGACGCAGCACTTAAAATCGTGGAACAGCGCAATTTCATCCCAGATGTCCGGGGTGCCGTAGTCCATATCCAGCGTCAGCAGAGAGCGGCACAGCACCATGCCGTTTTTGCGGCGACCTTCCCTGAGATGCCCTCCGACAAAACCGCCCACATCCTTGATGCCGTCCTGCTGACCCTTTTTCAGCTTGCGGTATTCTTCGACCGTTTCGGTGGTGCGGATGGTGCTGCCGCAGCGGGCGCAGAGATCCGCCCAGGAGATGTCCTGGTTCTTCCATTTTTTATCCATGCGGCTATTGCCGACTGCGATCTTCATCTGTGTACCTCCTCACAGTTTTCGGTAAAGTAACGGATAAGCTGACCTTTTCGTTTTGCTTTCTCGATCTCAATGCTCATGCCGCTGGTGATTTTCTCTCCGAATACCCACAGCTCGGCACACTTGGAGAGCAGAACGATGTCCATGAATAGTGCCAGGTCACGCTCCTTGCGGTCATTGTCGTTCATGAATTGGGTGAAATAGATGTGCGGTGCGATGGGTACGCACCCGGCTTCCACGGCGAAGCGGCAGTAAGTACGGGCGTTCTCCTGGTTCTTCAACATATCCCCGGCCAGCGGAGAGCAGATATACACCACAGGACGGAAGGCTCGAAGTGCCTTGGCTTCCTGCTCGATCTTCGTCAGTGCCTCATAGGCAGTGGGGTCGTAATACCCCTCGCAATTGAATTTATTGACTCCCATTTGGGTCACCTCAGTCTTTCTTATAAAAATCGCAGACATAGCCGTCTGCTCGGAGCAGCAGCCCCGATGCCCAAGTGGGCGTTTGCCCCATGACGGAGCAGATATTCTCCAAAGAAGTATCCGGCGGTGCTTCGATGACCGCTTCATCATGGACGTGCATGACGATGCGGTACCCGACAGCATTCAGCCGGAGCATGGCTTCCACAAGGATGTCCCTCGCCGTCGCCTGGACGATGTTTTCCACGAACTTGGGTCCGTAGCTTTCCAGCCGCAGCCACTTTTTCTGTTCGCCGACACCTTCATAGGTCACGGACTCATTGCCGAAGCGGTTCAGACCCATTTTCGGCTTCACATACACCAGCTGTCTGCCGGAAGGCAGCACAACGAACATCATGCCGCTCTGATAATAGAAGCGAATGCTGTGTGTTTCTGTGGCAGTTCGCTCTCGGACGCAGGTGGAAGCTGCTTTGTCCACATCCCACCAGAACTTTGTGATGTGAGGATTGGACAGACGCCAGGCATCCACCAGCGGTTTCAGCTCTTCTTCCTGTAAGCCGTAGTTCAGTGCGCCCATTGCTTTCAGCGCACCTACGGAGCCACCGTAGCCAAGAGCCAGCTCGGCAATTTTGCCTTTCTGCCGCAGATGCCCGTTCACACCGTGCTTTTCCACGGGGACATGGAACATCTGCGAAGCGGAAGCGCAGTAAATGTCGCCACCGTTTGCAAAAACCTCCTGCCGCCA